GACCAAAATCCACAAAGGACAAATACAATTCATTTTTGGACAAAGTCAAATCAGCGACATTTGACAAGAATTTGAAGATGTAGGATTTTTGTATTTTTACATTTAAATTCTACGGATGGCAAATAATCAATTGAAAGTTACTTTATTGGGTGATGCATCGAAACTGAATGCAACACTCAAAACCGCATCAGGGCGGTTGAAATCATTTGGTAAAAGCACAACCGCAGTAGGCAAATCACTTCAAACAAGATTAGCATTGCCATTGGCATTGGCGGGTGGTGCTGCAATCAAAATGGCAACTGATTTCGATAAGTCAATGACAAAGGTCAAGTCGCTTGTTGGAGTTGCGGGTGATGAAGTTGATGCAATGGGTGCAAAAGCCAGAACAATGGCAAATGAATTTGGTGTTTCATCATCAAAGGCAGCCGAAGCATTGTTTTTCATAACATCTGCGGGATTGCGTGGTGATGAGGCAATGCAAACATTGGAAGCATCATTGAAAGCATCAGCGGTTGGATTGGGTGAAACTGCAACAATTGCAGATTTGGCAACCTCCGCAATGAATGCGTATGGATCGGATACACTTGGCGCAGCAAATGCAACGGATGTTTTGACCGCTGCGGTGCGTGAAGGAAAACTTTCATCAGAGGATTTGGCGGGTGCAATGGGTGCGGTGTTACCAATGGCATCAAATATGGGTGTGCAATTCCACGAGGTTGGTGCTGCATTCGCTGCAATGAGTAGAACGGGAACAAACGCAAGTGAAGCAGCAACGCAATTAAATGCCATTATGTTGGGGATTATGAAACCAACAAAAACCGCAGCGGACAATATGGAATTGCTTGGATTAAGCAGTGCGGGATTAAGGAAGCAAATCAAAGATGAAGGATTGTTGTCCGTAATGAATACATTGAGGGATGCATCGGAGCAAAATGCAGGTGCATTTGAACTTGCGTTTGGAAGTGTTCGAGCATTGCGAGGTGTTTTGGATCTTACTGGTAAAAGTATGGATTCAACCCGCACGATTTTTGAAAATATGAATAATACTGCGGGAATGACACAAACCGCATTTGATGAAACCGCTCAATCCGCTGAATTTAGATTACGCAAGGCATTGAATTCATCAAAGGAATCATTTGCGCAACTTGGCACAACTTTACTAACTGGATTTTTGCCAATATTTCAAGATGTTTCAAGGGTTATTCAAAACGTTTTTAATGCGTTTTTTGATTTGGATGAAGGCACTCAAAAATTGATACTCGGATTGGGTGCATTTGCAATTGTATTGCCAACAATAATCACGTTGGTTGGATCACTCATAACGGGCATTGGTTTGTTGCTTTCACCTGTTGGGTTGGTTGCAGCTGCATTGGCGGGTGTTGCTTTTATCATATATAAAAATTGGGGTGAAGTGTTGCCAGTAGTTGTTGGATTGTATAATCAATTTGTGGATTTATACAATGGATCGGAGGCACTTCGTAAAGTGATATATTTCCTCAAGGCAGCATTTCAAACTGTTTTCACATTTGCAAAAACGCAAGTGATGTTAGTAATAAATTCATTTTCAACAATGTGGAAACTTATCAAGGAGTTTTCCGAAAAGGGTTTCAAAGGATCATTCAAGCAAATTTTGTCAGATGGTTTTGATGAATCTGTTGATATTGTGAAAAGTGCGGGTGAGGAAATTGGTGATAATTTCACTGATGCAATGAGTGATGCAGTTGGATCAACACTTGAAAAGAAAACTGTTGAGCAAGTGCAAGGCGCATTGACAAATGTCAAGGATCAAGTTTCTGGATTTGTTTCAGGATTGATTGGTGATGTTGGCGGTGGAACTGCACCCGCTGATGGTGGTGGTGATGATACATTGCAGCCATCTCATGGCTTCATCGGTAAAGTAAATATAAATGATATCATTCCAGAGGAAACAGTCACAAAAGCGGAGGAAAGGGCAGCGAAAATACGTGGATTTTTAATGAATATCGGATTGACCGCTGAACAATCAGCGGGAATGCTTGTGACAATGGGACAAGCGGTTGAGGATGGATTCATTGGATTAGGGCAAAACGTTGCCAATTCAATGTCGGAGGCAGGAAGTGCATTCAATGCATTCCTTTCAACATTCTTGCAAGGTGCTGCAACTTATTTGGCTGCATTATTTGCTGAATCAACTGGTTTGGCGGTTACGGCAGCGGGAAAAACCGCAACAGCAGCAGGACCAATGGCAGCGTTTGTATTACCCGCATTGATTGCGGGAGCGGTTGCAGCGGTTTCAAGTGGGTTTGGGAGCATTCCCGCATTTGCTGATGGTGGTATTGTTTCAGGCACAACGTTGGGTGTAATGGGTGAATACACGGGCGCAAAACAAAATCCAGAGGTGATTGCTCCATTGAACAAATTGGAGGCAATGATTGGCGGGAAACAAGCGCAACAAGTAAATGTTGGCGGTGAATTTAGAATTCAAGGGCAGGATCTTGTGGTTGCACTGCAACGTGCGGAACGCAATCGCTCACGTTTAAAATAAACAAATGGCATACGGGGTAAAATACAGATTGATTTTTTCTGATTTATTAGGACACGCAAAAAAGGTTGAAATCTTGCAAGATGGATATTTAGGTGAAGTGTTGCCAATGATTGGAACGGGAAATCCAGTTGAAATGGAATGGGAGGGTGATGATGATTTTTACAATCCCATAATTGGATCGAGTTGCACAATAAATTTATTAGTAACGGATGATGTCACTTATGATGATTTTTTCAAGGGCAATGAGGAGGAATATCGTGTGCAAATTTATTATGATAGGAATCAATCAAATGTTTTTCAAGATAGGGTTGAGGAATTTGCCACAAATGCAGGGCGCATTGAAGTTCCTCAATGTATTGAAAATGAACTCACACAAGGAAACACAATTTCAAGCGATTTCACAAAACGGGTTTTGAATGATGGTGGCACAATAGACAATGAAACGTGCATTGGAAAATCAATTACTGATTCAAGAACTTATGAATGGGGAACTTTTTGGGAAGGGTTTCTTTATTTGGATACTTATTCGGAGGCACTTTCAACAACTCCTTTTGAAATTTCAATCACCGCATTGGATGGCTTGGGATTGCTTGATGTAAATGATTCAAGGGCATTGAATATATATGTGAATCCAATTGAAAGCGGAGCAAATTTCGGTGAGTGGTATTATGTTTCCGAAATGTTGCAAGAATTCAATAAAGATGCAACCGCAGTTGAAAGATATTTGTATTGGGCGGGTGATATACAATGGACAGGAACAACTGATTTTATTGGGGATGTTCCCGCACGACCTTGGAGTACATTTTCAAATATTGATGATAAATTAAATTTTCTAAACAATAAGGAAGTTTTGGAAAACATTTTGCGAAAATCCAATTCAAGGATATTTCACGCATTTGGTGATTGGTGGGTTGTGCCAAATTCATTGTATTTGGATGATGTTTTTTCTGGGCAATACTATGATAGAACAGTTTTCAAAAACGCACTTGCAAACGGGCAAAATGAGGTGGTTGATTTTCAAGTGTTTGGAGTTGGTGATGGCAGAACTTTTGAAGGAAATGCCACAAAAAATGTATCAAAAAGCATCAAAAAAGATTTGCAACCAATTCAAAATGATTTGACAATTGAATACTTATCACCTTTGAAAAAAGTGATTATGGAATCTGATTTGAAACAAGAGGGTGAAGTTTATGGATTTATGGGCGCAGGTCGTGGATTTACTTTTGGTGCGGGTGGTCACACTTTAAGTTATGGAGCGGTTGCCACAACTCACGATTTTGTTGGATCAAATAATCAATCTTACAAACTAACAAATTTCACAACAAGTGCTGCATCAAGAATAACCGCAATTAGTCAAAATGGATTTTTTAAAATTGGAAATTTTAATCCCTCAGACAATGTGGAATATTCCTTTGAATATCTTTTTGATTCAAGCGCAACATCAGTTTCCTATAAATTGTACTATTCGGTATTAGTTCAATCATCACTTTCACCATTCATTCCCGTTACAACAAGATATTATGACAAAGACAATAACTCAATGAGCGGTACTTTGGTGTACAATGAACTTCAATTTTCAGATGCAAGGGATTTGGGAAGGTGGCAAAAAGAATCAGGAAATTTGCCAAAAAATTCAAATTTGGGATATTATATGCAAATATCAATCACCTTTTATCAACCAGTTTTGGCATCAGGAACGGGATATTCCGCAATGTATTTGGATAACATAATAACAAAAGATTCGGACACAGAACGTGATGAGCAAATACTAACATCAACAATAACACAGAATCGTGGGGTTTATGATTTTGAGGTTGTGCCAAATGAGGAAATTGTCAATGCATTTTTAGCAAAAGGAACTTTTTCATCACCAATTGCAGTTGATGATGATAAAAACAACGCACAACAAATCTTGAATGATTACAGAACTTATGTGCCACGTTATGAAGGCACTGGATATGGAAATAAAAACAAACCAGTCACTCCATTGGATAAGTTGTTTGTTGATTTCAAAACCGATTATCAGGATGATCAGGCATCAATGATTGATACTTTAAAATATAATTTGCGCCTAAATGAATTCAAATTCATTGCACACACTCCAAACAATGATCCTGATGTAGTGGTCACACATCAATTGCGCCAAAACTAAAAACATTCCTTTTCCCTTGTTTGCCAGAAACCTTGAGTGAAATTTTTTTCGCTTGGGGTTTCTTTTTAGAAAGAATTTTTTCTATATTAGCGAAAATAAATTTTTTCAAATATGGAATTTAACACATATTTCAACTCCGAATTGGAGCGATTGGAACTCACACGAAAAAAGGTTTGTCAAGCATTAGAAATGACAATCCCAACACTTCGTTCAAGGGTGAACAATTGCGGTACATTTCAAGTGGATGAAATCAAAAAACTCCAATCGTTGGGGTTTAATCTTAATCGTTTAATATAAAATAATGGCAGAAACAGAAAACAATTTGCACGAAAAACTTTTGAAAGTGCAAAACGAAATCGGAGCGATTTCAAAATCAGCAACAAATCCTTTTTTCAAATCAAAATACTTTGACATCAATGTATTGATTCGGGAGGTGTTGCCAATACTAAACAAGCACGAACTCACACTTTTACAACCTATCAAGGATGGTGAAGTTTGCAGTGTGATAAGTGATGGGAAAAACTCCATTGAAAGTGGAGTGAAACTTCCTGAAATAAATGATCCGCAGAAACTCGGATCAGCAATAACGTATTTCAGGCGGTACACATTGCAATCATTACTTTCACTACAAGCGGAGGATGATGATGGAAATATGGCATCAGGAATGAAGCCAAAATTGACGAATGAGCAATTTGAAGTTGTGATGAAATCAGATCGACAAACTGCTTTGAAGGCAATTAAAAAAGCGGAATTATCCGCAACTCAATTAAGTAAATTAAAATCTAAATTCAATATATAATGGCAGAGGATAAAATTTTTGCAGATGGTTTCATTGTGAAACGTAGAGAAAATGCACCCGATTTTGTGGTGGCAAATGTATCAATCAAGGTTGATGAATTCGGAAAGTTTGTGAAAGCAAACTCAAAAAACGGATGGGTAAATCTTGATGTGAAAACCGCTCAAAGCGGTAAAATGTACGCTGAACTAAACACTTGGCAGCCAGATGGCAAAGTGCAAAAAGTGGCGCAAGGGGAAAGTGATTTGCCTTGGTAGTCAAGCAATGGGAGTGGCATTTTGCTGCTCCCTTTTTTATTACTTAAAACAGAAAAAATGAAACAGATTGAAATATCAAATGAAGAAATAATAACCCTAAAAGAAACAATGAAAATTGAAAGGGAGTTTTCACTTGAAATGTTGAAGGATAACCTTGAAAAGTTAGATGATACAAAAAATAAAAATGAAATTTTTGAGTGGATTGAATTTTCAATTTTTAATTATAATCTTTATGATAAACTACATAAAATTTTTACTGAAACAGAAACAAACGGAAAAGATTTAATTTTAAAAATAAAATAATGAAATCACCTATTGAAATATACAAATACGAAAACAAGCGAATCAAAAAATACAAAAAGGATTTCAATGAAATCATTGAATCACTGGATGTTGATTCGGAAACAAAAGATGAATTGTTAAAACTTTTCATTTGGTATGGAAACGCAAGTTCCATCAAATCAAAGGCATATCAGGAAATGAAACAATTTAAAAAATAAAACACAAAATGAAACAGATAAAAGATACAAACGAGGAATATCACTCAAAGGATTCCATCAGCGCATCAGGGTTGAAAATGATTGCCAAAAAATCGGTGAAACATTTCCTTGATAGGAAGTTCAATGAAACCGATGCAATGAAATTTGGAACTGCGGTGCATACTGCAATGCTTGAAAGTGATAAATTTTATGATGATTATTACATAATGCCAAAGGTTGATGGGCGCACAAAAGAGGGCAAAGCACTCAAAGCGGAACACATCGAAAAGGCAAAAGGGAAAATTGTGTTGGATGAGTCGGATCACAACCGCATCAAAGCCATTATGGCAAACCTCAAAAAAAATGAATTAGCGCAAAAGTTTTGCAGGGGTGAAATCGAAGTTTCACATTATGGCACAATGGATGGTGTTGATATTCGTGTGCGACCAGATTGCAAAAATTCAATTGCAGGATGGATTTCAGATGTGAAAACTTGTCAAGATAATTCACCCGAAAAGTTCCGCATTGACATTTTAAAATTCCGTTACGATTTACAAGCAACATTTTATTGTGATGCGCTTGGATATGATCCAAAGGATTTCCGTTTCATTGCGGTTGAAACCAATTATCCCTATTCAATTGAGGTGTATGGTTTGAGTGATGATTTGATTGAACTTGGGCGCAATGGAAACAAATGGAAAATGGGATACAAACAGGCACTCGATAATTGGAAATTTTACAAGGAAACCGATGTTGCATTGGGATACGAATCAACAAACAGGAATGAGGATGGGAGCATTATTGTCTAAAAAACAAATAGCAAACGCAAACATTCGAAATGTTGCAAAAAAATCAATATGGGATTTTTTCAAAATTGATATTGAAAGGCGCACAAGGAAACGTGAAGTTGTGGAGGCACGATATATGTATTATGAAATTTGCCGAATGTGGAGGATGAGTTTGAACGAAATCGGGCAATCGGTGGGGAAGGATCACGCAACTGTATTGCATGGCACAAAACGCTTCAAAATACTTTGTGAGGTTGATGTAAATTTCAAGGAAAATTTTGAATCATTAAAAACAATTGTTGATTTTAGATCCTCCAGAAAAGTATCACCATCAATGAGCGGAAAATCACTTTCACATCAACTTGCTGATGCTTTAAATTTGATTAAAAAATTAGAAAATGAAATTGATGATTTGAGAATGCAAATGCTAAAAATGCAAATTCAATGAGTTTTTTGTGTAATTTTGTTAAAAGTGTAACAATGTCAAAGGGGTTTTATAAGTATCTTGGGAATGAGGATAAGTTGCAGCATCAAGTGATGACTTTCATTGAGTTGCAGTATCCAGATGCTTTGTGTGCGCACGTTCCAAATGAAGGTAGGCGCACTCCTTTTGAGCGTTTCAAATTCAAATATCTTGGTGGCAAATCGGGAGTTCCTGATGTATTGATTTTTGATTGCAATGATTCATTCAATGGATTGGCAATTGAACTCAAGGCGGGGAAAAATAAGGCAACTCCAAACCAATTGAAATGGCTTGATAGGTTAAGCGCAAAAGGATGGGCAACATATTGCCTCAATGATTTTGATGTTGTTTCTGATACAATAAAAAAATACTTTAGCAATGAAATATAGGAATGTTTATTTCGATGAGGAAAATCAAAAGGTGCGTTGGACAATGAACGCAACCGATGATCTTGCAATCACTTACGAATATCTTGGTACAATGTCAAGGGTTGAGGTTGATTTGCTTGTTGAGGTATTGTGGGAATTGTATGGTGATAATAATATAACTTTTTTGGAGTTTGCCAAAACGTTTGGTGATCTTCGCACATTTTGTGATCAATTGAAACGGATTACAAGTTGATAATTTAGAAACAGAAAAAAAATGGTAGTAAATAGAATTTACAAACCTGATCATTTTGATAGGTTTGCGGTTATCCCGACCGATATATTCAGAAAAAAGGGAATCACAATGGCTGCATCTGGATTGTACTGTTGGCTGTTTTCACACGATGCCAATCAAAAAATGACAATGGCTTTTATTCAAGGGCATTTCAAGGATGGAAAGGATGCCATCACTACAAAAATAAAAGAATTGGAATCATTTGGCTTTTTGAATCGTGAGGAGGTGCGGGAAAATGGAAAGTTTTCAGGATACAATTTTCGGTTGATTGTGCCAACCATTGCGGAAAAAACCGTTGCGGGAAAAACCGCTGCGGTAAATCCGCACCAAAGTAATATATATAATAATATACAATATCATGTACAAGATAATATACAAGATAATGTACAATATCATAATAAAGAAAGTAATATTCCACAAAGCGTGAAAACCGCTTTGCAGCACTTTATTATTTTGTTTCCAAAAAAGTATCAACCAAAAACGGATGCCCAAAAATTAAAGTGGGCAAATTGCTTGGAACGCATTGAGCGCATTGATGGATACGATTTGCGCAAGGTTTATGAAATGGTGAAAAAAATGCGTGAGGATCAATTCTGGAGTGGCAATTTCCTTTCAATTCTAAAATTGCGCAATAAGGATAAAAATGGAATTCTTTGGGTTGATCGGTTTATGGATATGCAAAAATCAGGCAAACCACAAGCATTCAAGATGATTCCAAACCTTATCAAATTTTACAAATACAATGATCCTGCGGGAAAACCAATGATTGGCGCAATAACAAAAGGAGCGGAGTTGGATGATTTCGCATTGGTGTACAAACTTGGCACAACGGAATATGAAAATTTAAAACAATATCTTGATGGAAAACAATAAATTCTATTTTCTGGATGAGTGGGAAAGCGATTTAATACGTTTTCACGCAAAACAAAGGCAATTAAACAAGGAACGCAGTGGCATTGATGGTTTGGGTACTGTGAATGATAAAAGTGGCTTAGAACTCAACTATGTGGGTTTTGCTGCGGAATACATATTTTGTAGGGAAATGAATTTGATGCCTGATTTTAGTGTTGGTAACACTTCAAAGATTAAAGGCACTGATAAATACGATGCCACGTGGAATGGATGGAGTGTGGATGTGAAGTGTTCACGCAACATCAGAAACCCAATGATGATTCCAGAGTATTCAAAATGTGATGTTGATATATTTGCCTTTTTTCAAGGTGATGAAAAAACATTCCAATTCAGAGGGTTTGCAACCAATGGGATGGTATTTAATGAAAAGAACTTGAGGCACACTCGGGTGCTTTCCTATGTGCTTGAGCCACACAAAATGCTCACAATGGATGAAATAATTTTTTTAAAAACTAAAATATGATTGAAATTACAAATGAGGATAATATGAAAATGATGAAACGTTATCCCGATAACCATTTTGAGTTGGCAATTGTTGATCCTCCTTATGGTATTATTGAAAGTGGCGCACAAAAAGGTGGTGTTTCAAAAAAATTTAAAAATAGGGCATACAAAAATGGAATTATTGATAAATGGGATGTAAAACCATCTAAAATATATTTTGATGAATTATTTAGAGTTTCAAAAAATCAAATAATATGGGGAGGAAACTATTTTGAATTGCCTCCAACAAGAGGGATTATTTTTTGGGATAAAATGCAACCTTTTGAAACTTATTCAAAGGGGGAACTTGCTTGGACATCTTTTCCATATCCTGCAAAATTATTTAGATTTGATAATAGATATAAAGGAAAAATACATCCAACTCAAAAACCCGTTGCATTATATGAATGGCTTTTGATGAATTACGCAAAGGAAGGGGATAAAATTTTAGATACACATTTGGGATCAGGCAGCATTGCAATTGCTTGTCACAATTTGGGTTTTGATTTAACCGCTTGTGAACTTGATCCTGATTATTATGAAGCATCAATGAAACGTTTGAAACAACATCAAGCACAACAAACTTTATTTTAAAAACCAAAATATGAAACTAAACAGAAACCAAAAATTCCTATTAAAAGCGGGAATGTACTTTGTAATAATTTATGCACTTACTATTCAAATGATGATAATTGGATTGAATTATTTTTTAAGTTAGCCAAATGAAACAGAAACTTGAAACCTTAGGAATCATCCTGAAAAAACAATCAGGATACGAAAAAACAACTTGCCCAAAATGCTCACATACACGCAAAAAGAAAAACGATCCTTGCCTTTCGGTTACGATTGATGAGGGTGTATATAATTGCCACAACTGCGGATGGAGCGGGAGCGTGAAGTTTGAGCGCAAAAAAGAATTCATCAAACCTCCAAAAGTGAGTGTTGATTTGAATGATCGTGTGATTGAATGGTTTGCCTCCAGAGGCATAACGGAGCCAACAATTGCGCATTGGAAAATTGGGGAATCCCTTGAATATATGCCACAAGTGCAAAAGAAAAGGCGGTGCATCAACTTTAACTATTTTAGGAATAAGGAGTTAATCAACGTAAAATATCGTGATGCTGAAAAGAATTTCAAACTCGTTTCGGGTGCTGAATTGATTTTTTATGGCATTGATAATTTGAAGGAGGTTGAGCGTTGCTATATCGTGGAGGGTGAAATGGATGCGCTTTCATTGCATGAAGCGGGATTGTATTCCGTTTGTTCCGTTCCAAATGGTGCATCAAAGGGCAATCAAAAACTTGAGTATTTAGATAATTGCTTTGAATATTTTAAAAACAAAAAGGAAATCATTCTTTGCACCGACAATGATGATGCGGGATTGCAGCTGCGCAATGAATTATCAAGGCGGTTTGGCGCATATAGGTGCAAATACGTGGAGTTTGGTGATTACAAGGATGCAAATGAGGTGTTGATTTCAAAAGGTGCGGAAACGCTG